GTCTACTTACAAGTAGCTCTACCACAAGTAGCTACCGCTGCCAGTACATCTTTCAGATGGCTTAACTGGCTAGGACACGTTCTTGTCAAGAACGTAGAAGTCGAAATCGGAGGACAACGTATCGATAAACATTATGGTGATTGGCTCCACATCTGGAATGAACTCACCCAAACCGCAGGTCATCAAGCCGGTTACGCTAACATGGTAGGAAATCTCCCTCGTCTTACCCAAGTTATTACCAACAATGGTGGAACCCCCACTACCACTGCTGCTTGTGATACTACTGCCTGTATCCCAGCCACCACCCTTTACGTGCCACTCCAATTCTGGTTTTGCCGTAACCCTGGACTTGCTCTCCCTTTGATTGCTCTCCAATACCACGAAGTCAAGATTAATCTTGAATTCCGTGCCGCTAGCGAATGCTACTGGGCTGCTGGATCCGTCACTGCCCCAACCCTTACCAGTGCTTCTCTCTGGGTTGACTACATCTACCTTGATACCGATGAACGCAGACGTTTCGCTCAAGTATCTCATGAATACCTAATTGAACAACTCCAATTCACTGGTGATGAATCTGTTAACTCAACCAGCAACAAAATCAAACTCAACTTTAACCACCCTTGCAAAGAATTAGTCTGGGTTGTCCAACCTGATTCCAATGTTGACACCACTGCCACCAAAGCTATTGGTGGACCCCAATACTTCAACTACACTGACCGTGTCGATGAAACCTACTTCTCAGGTACTCCTCAAGATCCTCTTGGAGGTGGTATGGGTGGTGCTGCTTCCCTTGTCGGAAACTTCCCCTACTCTCTTCCTCTAACTGGAGGTGTGAGTAATAGCGCTGCTTTGCAAGGACGTGTCTACACTTCTAATGCCCTTGAAAGTACTTACACTAGTCCATCTGGACTCCAAAACCTTATCAATATTGCCAATGCTGGTGATGGCTCTGGAACCAGAACTGGAGCAGGTATCAGTAATCAAACTGGTATTGATGCCCTCGAATTCAGCGACTTACTTGGTGGATCTGATAATTCCAGCTCTTGGTTGCAATCTCTCAGATACTACGATAGTGGTCAAAACCCCGTCAGCAAAGCCAAACTCCAACTCAATGGTCATGACCGCTTTGCCGAACGCGCTGGACGTTACTTCAATCTTGTCCAACCATACCAACACCACGAAAACGTTCCCGCCACTGGTATTAACGTATACTCATTCGGTCTTAAACCCGAAGAGCATCAACCATCCGGAACATGCAATTTCTCCCGTATTGACAACGCCACTCTCCAACTCACTCTTACCGCTAACGCTGTTAAAGGTAAACGTAGTTGCAAAGTCCGTGTATACGCCGTTAACTACAATGTTCTCAGAATTATGTCTGGAATGGGCGGACTTGCATACTCTAACTAAATCAACTACTATAACCTATCGTTTTACCTCTCTATGTTTTTTTTACAGTTTAACTGTGAATCCTGGGAGGCACGAGAAATAAAAAATATGAAAAATCAACATAATAATTTTTATCTTTTTTTGGAAATAATTTCTAAATATTCTTGATAATTCATCCCTACATTTGGATTATCATCAAAATCACATTTAAATCCTTGGAAATTTAAAACGCCGGTTTGTATTATATATGAGTAGTTATATCCTTTAGAATCCGAAAGGATAGTTAGAAAATATATTTATGAAATATTCAAAAATATTAAAAAATAAAAATGGAATTAAATAAAATTTTTTTGAAATAAAATTGATTATTTTGAAATTTTTAAATATTTCAAATAAAATGATTACGCTTTTGCAAAAGATAGGTATATATGTTGGGGCTTCTAATGCTATTATGTTTCATGAAATAAGACCTAAGAATTGTAAGATAGAATATAATAATGATTATTTAAAGTGGGTTGCATTTATGTCTTTCATAAATCCAATTATTTGTCCAATATATATATCTATAAAAATATGGGACCGTATTGTGCGATAATGATGGAGTGAAAGTACAATAACTCAATACGAAGCAAAAGAAAAATAAAATATAAACCTCACAAAAATAAAATAATCAGTAAAAGAAGTTCTACTAAAAAAAGAAAATAGTAAGCAAGCATTGTAGAAAATAGTTATCCTCTCAAATCCTATGTGACATATATGTCACATGGATTAGAATGAGGAGCTCCTATCGATTCCGGTGAAAAATGACAAAAATGTCATTTTTCTAACCGGATTCTAAAGGATAGCTTTATTTAATATGTATTGACGAAACATCATTAAACTCATTTATGATTAGAAGAAAATGTTATGAAGAATTAGGGAAAAGGTGCGTAGTGAAAACGGAAAGTCAAGAAGTTTTCAAAAAATATACTGGGATATTTGCTATTTCTTCAAAAGGTGTTATTGGATATGAGGTATATAAAAAAGGAGGTATTGATAGTAATAGAATGGTTAATTTTATTAACAAGTTTATTATATGCTGTTCCATATCAACATTATACAAATGTGATAGAAGGATATTTTAATATATTGAAATCACGATTACAAAAGAAAAAAGGTTTAACATATAATGAATTAGTTAATAATGTAAAAGATGTATTAGATGAAATACCAATACATATTTATAAAAATCTAATAAAAGGAGCATATGATAGAAGTGAAAAATATGTAAAAAGACCATCAACAAGAAAGCGAAAACCTAAAAAATATTTGGATTAGGTCGGCGTTTTAAATGTTCAAAGGTGTAAAATAAAAAATAAAAGATAAAAAAAAAACAAAATAAAAAATAAAATCATTTTAACTAAAAATCATTTTGAATATTTTTAAAATTTAGTATTAGTTTTGTTTTCAGTCGAATCATCCGCACCTAAGATGAAACTAATTTTTTTTCCATTTATAAATGATGAATCCAGTTTAATTTCGTTTTGTTTTGTAGTTCCTTTCTCTACATCATTTGCTTGACGCTTAGACATGTTATACTGATTCCTAGTTTGTATCATACCATATATATGTGGAACAATCAATAAACGTTGAATCCAAGTAAAGCCATATCCAGGTGGAGAAATTCCAACTACAGCAAATAAATCGACCAATTCAACAATTACTAATAGCAAGATATATATTAGCAAACTTTTAAGTAGTAGTTTTTCCAATGATGTTAATTTAGGTTCATCATCACAACCTGAATGACTGGAATTAGACATATTACTATCTTTTCCAATAACAGAATTGTTAGTAATATTCATATCATTTTCGGTTTGATAAGAATAACAAAGTGTAATATTAAGAACAAGAATCAATAGAATTTTCTTATTGAAAGTCATTTTGAATTATAATTCTTCTGGTTTTTTAAGATTTAAATTTAAATATCTAATTATTCCGATTTTATTTTCAATTTTATTTTCAATTTTATTTTCAATATTTTTACAATATTTTTACAATATTTTTACAATATTTTTACAATATTTTTACAATATTTTTACAATATTTAGAAAATATGATAATTTGAAAAATATGATAACTTGAAAAATATGATAACTTGAAAAATTTAACCAACTAACATCCAACCAAAATAAAAACGCGAAGTATCATATAAAATTTCAAAAATATCTTTCACTAAAGAGCCATGAACAATTGCATCTGTTATCATAATACCTAAGAATATATAAACAGCATAAGCAATTTTTCCAAATATCATTCCTAACATAAAATATATTATGGTAAGAACAGTTACAGAAAATATACCTATTCTGAGTAGTCTAGTTTTCAACATATATAATGGACACACTTGTGTTGTATCATATTTTTTGTTGTCTATTGTTTTAGAGCTTATATAATTTAGAAAATAAGGTCTGTCTACCATATTATTAGAATCTCCAATTGTAACACTAGTTTGATATATTATATTAGGTATAATGGAATATACTTTTCCATTTTTAAAACTATTTGACTTTGTCATTTGAACATCTACATGATAAGATACTCTATTATCAAATTCTTTTAACATCTTGATTGCAAAAGAACGTCGTATAATATATGCGTGAGTCCCCAACATTCCATTGGGAACCATTACATTTTTAGAAATTTTTCTATCTTTTTTGTTGAATATTAACAATCTATGTATCCTTATATGATAATCATCTTTTTTTCGATCACCACAAGAATTCGTGGCACATCCTAACAAAACCATTTCCCAATCTTTCGGAACTTGTTTCCATACTTGAGTTAATCTTTGATTAAAATCATCTACTAATTCAATATCATCTTCTAATATTAGAGCAGTGTCTATATTTTCACTTACCATTTTTTTCCAAATACCCATGTGTGCCATACCACATCCGATAGCGGACTTAGGACAAATATATTTGCAAAATTTGGTAACATTATTATTAATCTGATAACTATCCAGTTTATTTGCATCTATTCCTTCAACTCTAGTAAATTCAATATTATGTCGTGACAGTTCCTTAGATACTTCTTTTAATTTATTGGTATCCTTATCCATATTAATTACAAAAACTCGTTGAGTTATTTTATTAATGGAACTGGGTTTCATTTAATAAAAATATAGAAATTATTTATAAATATTAAAACATTAATTAAATCGTTAATTAAATCACTCAATTTAAGAAAAGTATCCATAACCACTTCTTCCATAACTACTTCCATAACCACTTCTTCCATAACTACTTCCATAACCACTTCTTCCATAACCACTTCTTTCTGGACTAGTTTCCTTACAAGTATTTCCAAAATTACCATATTTTTTATAATTATCCCACTTAACACAGCACCATTTATGTTCATCTTTTTTATTTTCTCTAGTGATGCATTTACATACTTTTTTTACATTCCCCAATGTATTCGATCTCCACGCAGTGTCTCCGATACTAGCAATTCTTTCCTTTGTATCACCACTACCTTTCTTAATACATCTACTTAATTTTATTTTTATATATGGTTTTCCTGTTATGGAACGTGCCATTTTGGGATATCTTTTAATTTGATTTTCAAGATTTTTTATACGATTTGTGTTTCTTTTTCTTGATATAGTAATTCCTAAAATTCCTCCTCTTTGTCTTCTTTTAGTATATCTTTTAGTATACCTTTTTCTACAACTTTTCCTACATCTTTTCTTACATCTTTTTCCATATTTTTTTCTTCTTTTAGACCTATTGATCTTTCTAGATCTTTTTATTTTTCTAGAACTTTTTATTACCATCTTTTATAATAATTTAATATATATCTAGAAAAAAATAATGCTGAATTACTAAATATTTAATTTAACAAAAATAATGCTGAATTACTAAATATTTAATTTAAAATAAAAAATTAATTAAAAAAGATAGAATCCTTTACCATGATAACAATTTACGCGACCATCTTCTGTTATGTGTTCGATGATTATTATTATCCTCTCGAATCCTATGTGACATATATGTCACATGGATTAGAATGAGGAGCTCCTATCGATTCCGGTGAAAAAATGACAAAAAGTCATTTTTCTAACCGGATTCTAAAGGATATGTTGAGTATGTACTTGAATACCTATTTCGGTTATTTTTTTGTGTTACTTTCTTTCTTTCAGGTTTCTTTTCACATTTATTTTCAAAACCTTTCTTAATATATTTTTTTTTCACTCTACAACACCATCTTTCGTGTTTACCATCTTTATTATTTTTAAATTTTTTAATACACTTGCATACTTGTGGATCCTCATCAATCATGCCAACCCTTTTAACATAACCAAATTCTCCTAATTTAATTACTCTATCACTTTTTTTAACCTCTTTTCCTTCTCTTTTATTTTTCTTTTCTTCATCATTCATTTTCCTTATACATCTAGATACTTTTTCACTATTTAGTGTAATTTTTTGCGATAATTGTGGTTTGTATGTTATTTTTTTCCTTTTTATAAATATTTTCTTTTCTTTAATTTGTTTGATTATCTCCTTTCTTTTTTTTCCTTCTTTTCCTTCTTTTCCTTCTTTCCCCCCAACTTCTTTTCTATCACTGTGTCTCCTATGGCATTCATCTTTAAAACCATTCTTTACATATTTACTTTTATCAATACAGCACCATTTGTGGTTATTATTTTTTTTTCTTTCAACGCATTTGCATACTTTAGGTTCATGTGTATAAGTTTCTTTTACAAGTCCTATTTCATCCAATCTGGCATTTATATTATGTCCAGCTACTTCTTTCATACATTTGGTTGTTTCTCTATTGTATTCTTTAAAAGTTTCAAATAAAACAGGTAGTCCCATTAAATTTTTTTTAATAACATGTCCTCTCTTTTTCATATCTTTAATTTTTGCTTTTCTTTCTTTTTCTTCTTTAGAATCACCAAACAATCCCCCTCCATCAATATTATTTTTGGTTTTTTTGGTTTTTCTGGTTTTTCTGGTTTTTTTGGTTTTTTTTATATATTTTATTGAATTCTTTTTTACCATGACTAATATTTATTCCAATTAATATATGTTGAGATTTTTTATTTTTTTTTTGGTAAAATAATTATATAATTTTAATAGATAGATTTATTAAAACTAAACACCCGAAAATTAAAATATTATTAAATATCCAGATAAAATTAAAAAAATAGATATTAATATTTATCTTCTGGTCTTACTTCCCTGTTTATTTAAGTCCAATAGAAGAAATAAAATCAATTTTTCTTATATTTTTAGGTCTTTTTTTTGTTTATGTTGTATTTTTTTTTCTATAATAATAATATACAAATAAAATGGGAGGAGGATTAATGCAACTTGTCGCTTATGGGGCCCAAGATATATATCTTACAGGGAACCCACAAATTACTTTCTTCAAAGTCGTCTACCGTAGACACACTAACTTTTCAGTAGAACCAATCGAACTTGCTTTTGATGGTTCCGTCGGAGCTGGTAAAAAGGTTTCCGTTACCATTGCTCGTCATGGTGATTTAGTCCACCGTATGTGGATTGAAGCTAAAGTTACATCTGCTGCCGCTGCTGAATCTTTATCTTTAATCAAATCTGTCGAAGTCGAAATCGGTGGTCAAAAGATTGATAAACATTACTACCGTTTTATGCACGGATACTCTCGTTCTTTCAATAGTACTGAGGAATTAGGTACATTAGCAACTTTAACTAGAACTGTTGCCGCTACTGAAACTACAGTTATGATTCCACTTATGTTCTGGTTTAACCGCAATGCAGGTCTTGCTCTTCCTTTAGTTGCTCTTCAATACCATGAAGTCAAACTTAACATAGAATTTGCTAGCAACATCTTAACCGCTGCCGCCGTTGGTGGAGCCGCTCCAACTACTTTCAGCGTCGCTTCTCTTTGGGTTGACTATGTATACCTTGATACCGACGAACGCAGACGTTTTGCTCAAACCTCTCACGAATACCTTATCGAACAAGTCCAAACATCGACTGAATCTCTCAATTCATCAAGTGGTACTAATGAAGTATCTACCAATGTTGACTTAGACTTCAATCACCCATGTAAATATGTCTTATTCTACCTTGGTAACCCAGAAGATACAATTACTGTTGCTGCAGGTGCCTCATTAGACGCTGCTCAAGATATTTACTTAACCAGTGCTAAATTACAACTCAATGGACACGATCGTCTTGCTGATCGCCATGGTGATTACTATGGAACCTTCCAATTCTATGAAGCTGGATTAGGAAATGCCATGCACACTAATTTATCTGTTCAAGAATTAGCCACCGAGACCACTGGTGGATTAAACAATCTTGAAGGTGTTGATGCTTCTCTTAACACTGGAGGAACTTCAGGTGCTAAATACTATATGTATTCCTTCGCCCTCAAACCCCAAGAACATCAACCATCTGGAACTT